AAACATTAAACCCCACTTCCTTCGGGAGGTGGGGTTTTTTTATTTATTTCAACTATTTATAATATAACAAAAGAGAGGTTCCCATGGGAAAGAAAAGAAGAGCGATGAAACATCCTGAAAAGTTTGGTAGCAAGTTTGGAAGAAAGTTTGCCAGATATTTAGCCCCTACAACGAAGCAGGAAGTTACAGAAGAGGCTATCACAGAAGAAGTTGTTGAGACAAAACCGTTAGTAGAGAAGCCTGCCCCTGCTGCTCCGAAAAAAACAAAGAGCAAAGCTACTAAAAAGCCAACGAAAACAAAAAAGAAAACAACTTCTAAAGCCACCAAGAAACCAGCTTCAAGAAAAAAAACAACCAAAAAAAGCACAAAGAAGAAAGAATAGTGTTTTTACAGGGCGTTCAACTAATTATATCCGAGGAGATATAATTTAATGGCGACTCCAACAATAACACCTAGAAGTACAACTAGTGCCATTGTATTGGCATCCACTGGTTCATCCGGCGATGTTACGGCTGCTAATTTACCATTTGGCATATATGCAACAAATGGCGCCCTGCATGATGCAGATTTTGTCAGCGGTGCTGTCACACAGGTCTCTTATACATATAGAAAGCTCGGCGGCGATGTCTTGGATATCGAAATAACCGAACAGAATGTTTATGCAGCCTATGAAGAGTCTGTCTTCGAATATTCTTATATTGTTAACACACATCAGGCAAAGAATGCTCTTCCAAGCTTGTTGGGTGGTTCCACCGGCTCCTTTGACCACCATGGTCAGCTTAAGTCAGGAGACGCTTTGTCCTCTAGTCTGGGTGACGCGGATGTTGGTTTAAGATATCCAAAATTCAGGCTTGGTTATACCAAACGAGTAGGTGATACAGTATCAAATGAAGTGGGGCTTGGTGGTTCAACACCTATTTATTCAGCCTCCTTCAACACAACTGCCAGCATACAAGATTACGATTTACAAAAAATTATTTATGATAAATCGGTCCAATCTGCCGGCTCCTCTCTTCATTATTATCAAAAACTGGGATCTAGTGCTGACAAAAAAAGAATCACCATAAAGAAAGTTTATTATAAGACTCCTCATGCTATGTGGAGGTTTTATGGATATTATGGTGGATTGAATGTTGTAGGCAATCTTCACCAATATGGACAATTTGCTGATGATGCAAGTTTTGAACTTGTTCCAGCGTGGCATAATAAACTTCAAGCCATGTCTTTTGAAGACAGTATATATACAAGAATTTCACATTTTTCTTACGAGATTAAAAATAATAAATTAAGATTATTTCCACCTGTTACAACATCTCATCCGGGCACGATGTGGGTCGAATTTTCCGTTGAAGACGACGCTTGGGAAGAAACTGGCGACCGTCCAGATGGAGCTGCTGGTATTAATAATATGAACACGCTCCCATTTGAGAATATCCCTTTCAAGAGAATCAACGCAATTGGCAAACAATGGATTCGAAGATTTGCCTTGGCTTTAACAAAAGAGACACTAGCACAGGTTCGAGGTAAATTTGGAACAATTCCGATTCCCGGCGAATCAATAACACTAAATGCAGACGCACTAATGTCACAAGCAAAGGAAGAACAAGAAAAATTAAGAGAAGAGCTTAAGACAGTGCTTGATGAGTTGACTTATGCCAAGATTGCAGAGACAGAAGCTGCAATTATGGATAATTCAAACAAGGTTCAATCAAACGTTCCAGCCGGAATATTCGTGGGGTAATGGAAAATGGCAAGCGATAAATGGTCACAACCAGCAGCACCACCCCCACCGCTGTTTGTGGGGAAGAAAGAAAGGAATCTTGTTAAGCAAGTCAATGATGAGCTTATCGAGAGAGTCATTGGTCAGCAAGTATTATATTATCCAATAAGCTTAGATCATACTGATTTTCATCCTCTTTACGGAGAGGCAATAAAGAAAACATTTCTTCCTCCAATAAGAGTGTATGCCCTTATTGATTGGGAAGGACACGAAACAACAACAACAAACTATGGTGTTGATCGTCGTTCAAGCTTAAGTATCCACTTTCACAAAAGAAGGTTGACAGAAGATCAGGACTTGTTTGTTCGCGAAGGTGATTTTGTTCTCTATGGTTCTTTTCACTATGAAATTGTGACATTAAATGAGCCAAAACAGATTTTTGGACAAGTAGAACACAAGATGGAGATAATGGCTAAGTGTATCAGGGCAAGAAAGGGACTGTTTGATGGCAGCTAAGAATTTAAAAGAAATACCATTTATGCCCTCAACTTTGGAAACGGTTGATTATGCTATATATAGCTGGCTTTCTGACGAACTGAAATTATTCACAACAACGAACGATGGCTGGGAGAGAGTACCTGTAATCTGGGCATCTGCAGAAAGAGCATATCAAGTAAAGAAAGACGCCGACTTCAGAGATATCGACGGAGCCTTGGTTCTCCCTATAATAACCATAGAGAGAGCCAATGTCACAAAGGATTTATCCAGAAAAGGGACTGCTTGGGGAAATGTACCACAAATTAATGATGAAAAGGGCGGCTCCATAACAATCGCGAGAAGGATAAAACAAGACAAGACAGCGAATTTTGCCAATGCAGATTCTTGGAGAAGAACCCATGAATCTGGACCCAAGCAGCACACCTTCCCTACCCGTGATAAGTTTGGATATCTCAAGCCAACCAATAAGGTTGTCTATGAAACAATTACTATTCCAATGCCCGTTTATCTAGATATTACATATTCTATTTCAATCAAAACAGAGTATCAAGAGCAAATGAATGACTTGACAACCCCCTTCATGACCAAAACTGGTGGAATTAATTACTTTACTGTATCGCATGATGGTCATCGGTTTGAGTCATTTATTCAGGGAGACCTTTCTCAAGAAAATAATGTTTCGGCAATGGACGTAGAACATAGAACCTATGAGACAAAAATTGATATTAAAACTTTAGGTTATATTATTGGAGAAGATAAAAACCAAGAGCAGCCCAAGATAGTTATTAGGGAAAATGCAGTAGAGGTTAAGCTTCCAAGAGAAAAAGTTATATTCGGAGATCTTCCGGAGCATATCAAGAAAGGTGGTTTTTATAGGGAGTAGTTTTGTTTTTGTCCTTTGGAACGATAATATACTATTTATTAAAGACTATTATTGTTTAATTAATAAGGAGACTATAACGCATGTCAGTATCAAAATATAAGTTCGTATCCCCCGGTGTTTTCGTCAATGAAATTGATAATTCTAGACTTCCTGCCGCTACTCCTGCGCGGGGTCCAGTAATTGTTGGACGGACCGGTCGAGGTCCGGGAATGAGACCCGTTTCGGTCAATTCCTTTTCTGAATACATTGAAATTTTTGGAAACCCAGTCCCCGGTGGTCAAGGTGGGGACGTCTGGAGGAATGGAAATTATACTTCTCCCATGTATGCTACTTATGCAGCACAAGCTTGGTTGAGAAACGGTCAAACTGCGACAGTTATTCGTTTATTGGGTGCCGAACACACTGATGCAACCACTGCTGGTCAAGCCGGCTGGGGTGGCTACACACGAACGACAGCTGGTGGTGGAAGCTACGGTCTGTTTTTAATTGATTCTGGATCCAAAAACTCACACGAACTCACAGGTACCTTGGCAGCAGTTTGGTATTTTCCAACTGCAAATGGCGGAATCAAACTTTCTGGTACGATCAGGGGCGGTGCATCTAATGATCACAGGGAAACCACGAGCGGAAGCGCTGTAATGATAGAGAGTAACGCTGCCAGTTATGGATTCAATGCTCTGATTTGTTCTGGCACCTCCGGAAGAGACAAATCTGTTAATTTCAACTTTGATCCTGATTCGGATGGATACATCAGAAAAGTTTTTAATACTAATCCAATCCTTACAAACACCGGTGTTACTGCAGCCGGCAATCAAGAGAAATATTGGCTTGGAGAGAGCTTTGAGAGAAGCATTAATGATACTGTCTCTGGAAGCGCTGCAGGAAGTGCTTATGGGTTTATATTGGGTATGGGCAATGCTGGCACAGATTGGACAGGCGACTGGTCAGGTCGACAAGCCGGCGCAACAGAGGCACAAAGTGGCTGGATTATCTCTCAAGATTTGAGGGGGAGTACTACTCTTGGCTTTAATCCAATGTCAACAGCTTATATTACAAAATTGTTTAGATTTAAGTCTCGGGATGCCGGAGATTGGGCTAATGGGAATATTAAAATTTCCATTGCCAATATTAAAGCTCCCCAGAATGCAGATGTCGATGCATTTGGAACTTTCGATGTTATACTTCGTGATGCAAAAGACACAGATAATAACGTAAGAGTTCTTGAGCAATTTAGTAATTGCAACTTGAATCCAAATTCACTAAATTATATTGCTAGAAAAATTGGCAATATTTATACTTCGTGGGATGACGACGAAAGAAGATTCAGACAATATGGTGATTATCCAAATATTTCTAAACTCATATGGGTAGATGTCAACAATGAAGTTGCTCAAGGCTCAACAGATCCTTCTCTTCTTCCTTTTGGCTTCCATGGTCCTGAACGACCTTCACAATTTTGGATTGCTGATAGTGCCGCCGCAACCGCGACGATTACAGCGCTCTCCAAAACAGCAGGTCAAGCTAACACAAGAGTATTGACTATTGTTGACGTAGAGTCAAATTCAGTGAGCTTTACTATTGATAATAGTACCGATACTTCTACTGCTACGGTTATAGGATTTTCAAATGCGAACAGCAATGCAGCTCAATTTGCCACGAACATTGCGTCAGCCATTAATGCGGCAGACACGGCAGACACATTAAATGCCTCAGCTACGTCCGATGGTGCTGTTGTGACCCTTACAATGCTTACTGAGGGTCTGGATGGAAACAGTGTTACAGATATAGCCGGCACCGCTGTCTCGGACAGTGTTGTGACAATGACCAATCAGTGGAATGGTGGCAAAGACATCAAGTTTGTTTCAACATATAGTACTATGACAGCCGGCGCAACGTTTGCTACTTCAAGTGCAGCTGCTGACGCTGCAGGAGAAACAGGTATTCGCATGACGGGTTCGGCAGCTGCTCATTCGAGTGGTGGATTCTTCGCCGGCTCAGTGGCGGCAGCAAGCAGTTCGTATATATATCCAGCGATTGCTCTAAGGGTATCCTCTTCCGACGCAGGCTTGCCCAACCCCCGAGCAGCCTACTTTGGGTATGACTCTAGAATGGCTGGCTCTGATCGCTATGATCCAAGCAACAATGACATCTTAAGACCACTTCCGAATGCAGTGGCAATCAGCGACAGCACTTCGAATGTGGAGGTTTCTGTTGCTTTTACTTTGGATGATATTAAGGTTGATGAACTTAATAGTGATGGCAAGCTTGGAAAGGGAACATATGTATCCGGATCTCGTTTAGCCGGCAATTCAGCCACCGCCAACACTGGTTCATATACATGTATTCTCGACGATCACGGCTTTAATAAGTTTACTGTTCCAATGTGGGGCGGGTCTGACGGCTTTGACGTTACGGAAGCAGATCCTCTTGCTAATAGAAACATTGGATCCAGCGAAACGGTAAGTTATGAGTACAACACTTGGAGAAGAGCTCTGGATGCATCAACGGATCCCGAGCAGGTTGATTTCAACTTGTTGGTGGCTCCCGGCTTGACCAATGAGTCTTTGACCGATCTGATGGTTACTGTCTGTGAGGAAAGGGGCGATTCAATGGCTATCATTGATTTACCGTCTGTTTATAATCCACAGCATGAAGGAAGCAGCTATGGTACTTTCTCTGACCGCGTGTCAACCAAGCTTGCAACAACCGTGACAACTTTCAAAACTAGGAAGAAAAACTCATCTTATGGTTGTACTTACTATCCTTGGGTTCAAGTTATCGATTCTCTCAACAGTGCCACAGTATGGCTACCCCCCTCTGTAGTGGCTCTTGGGACATTCGCCCATTCTGACCGAGTTGGGGAACTTTGGTTTGCACCAGCCGGCTTCAATAGAGGTGGTTTAACTCAAGGATCTTCTGGCTTAACGGTTACTAACATCACAGAACGATTGACTTCTGAGAATAGAGACGACCTATATGCAGCCAACATTAACCCAATCGCCTCTTTTCCGAATGAGGGCATTGTGATCTTCGGACAGAAGACAATGGATGCCACAACTTCAGCATTGAGTAGGATTAACGTCCGAAGATTGCTGATTTTCCTCAAGAAGGAAATCTCTAGACTTGCCAACCAAGTACTGTTTGATAATAATGTCCCGGCAACTTGGGGAAGGTTCAAGGCTCTGGTCAATCCTGTGCTAGAGAGTGTAAAAGTTAGATTTGGTCTGTCAGACTATAGATTGGTTCTTGATGAGACAACAACAACTCCAGATTTGATTGACCGCAACATCATGTACGCGAAGATTTTCTTGAAGCCAGCACGGGCTATTGAGTTCATCGCGCTTGACTTTGTGATCACCAGAACTGGAGCGTCATTTGACGATTAAAATAAATAAACGGGGTAGATTTAGATCTGCCCCACTATTTAATATACGAAATAGTTGAAGGAGACTTAGAAATATGGCAGAATTTTGGGCAAACCCCGGTACCGAGCCAAAAAGAATATATAGATGGGTGATGCGTTTGAATGTCCCCGATATCGCAGAATATATGGTTAAGAAAGTTTCAAGACCAAGCTGGTCTGTATCTGAAAGCACCCATGCTTTTCTTAATCATACTTTTTATTATCCCGGAAGAGTTGAATATGAGGAGATGAGCGTGACTCTTGTTGATTCAATTTCTCCCAATGCTGCTGTCGTAATGAGAAACCTCCTAGACAAAGCAGGGTATGTTCTACCTAGTAACGCAGAGACAGATTTTAGAACAATCTCAAAAGAAGGTTATGTTTCTACTGCTGGCTTGGGAAATGTTACTTTGACCTTGATAGACCAAGATGGCGGCGACCTTGAGTCATATACGCTGCACAACGCATGGATCAAAAACTGCAACCTCAATGAAGTTGACTATGAAAGTGACGATTTACTTAACATTGACATAACTATGAGGTATGATTGGTTTACGATGTCTGCGCCCGGATCTAGCCCAGCGGTCACAGCCGGGTTCCAGACACCATAGAAACTTTTATAATAAATATATGAGGTAAAAATGAGAAACAATGAAGATCGCCTTGGCGCGCTCAACAGAGGTGAAAACCCTCCAATCCAACAACCACAATCAAATTCCCAACCAGAACAAGCATTACAATTCGTAACCCCCACAGAGTTTGTGGAACTTCCCTCTAAAGGGGAGTTTTACCCCGAAAACCACCCTTTGCATGGTGAAGACACAATTGAGATTCGTCATATGACAGCAAAAGACGAGGACACCTTGACCTCTAGAACCCTTTTGAAAAAGGGGGTTGCTATTGATAGATTTCTTCAGAATATTATTGTTAATAAGTCAATTAAGGTTGATAGCCTATTGATAGGAGATAAAAATGCAATAGTTGTTGCCTCTAGGATCACTGGTTACGGATCGGAATATATAGCCAAAGTTACATGCCCTGCCTGCGCAGAGAGTTCAGATTTTGCTTTTGATTTACAAGAGTGTGAAAATATTGTGGATAATGATTACGAGAAGCATGGTGTTAAGAGGACTGACGAGAATACTTTCGTCATTCATATCGACAAAATGAAAATGGATGTTGAAGTAAGATTGATGACTAGCAGGGAAGAAACAGGCTTGGTTCAACTTATGGAAAGTAGAAGAAAAAGAAAGCTCCCGGAATCTAATTTAACAGATCAACTTCGCACAATTATTGTCTCAGTTGGTGGAAACAAAGATAAACAATATATAGAATCATTCATCCAGCATATGCCTGCAATTGATTCGCGCCAATTGAGAACTATTTATCAACAAATTATTCCCAATGTTGATATGAATCAAACTTTTTTGTGCCTAGAATGCGCACATGAAGGGGAGGTAAATGTGCCCTTTGGCGCAGGGTTTTTTTGGCCTAAGTGACCAATACATAAAACAAGTCTATGAGCAGTTCTTTTTGCTCAAATTCCACGGGGGCTGGAGCTTTATTGAGGCTTATAATCTTCCTGTTGGGCTGAGAACTTGGTTTATAGAGCGCTTGGTCAAGCAGTTCGAAGACGAAAAAAAACAAATAGATAAAGCAAAGAGAAAATAAATAAAAGACGAAAAGAAGGCTGGAACAGTAATCCAGCCTTTTTTTGTATATCTTTACTAATTATCAATGGAGGATAATATCATGGATAAGTTAACACCAGTGGTCATTGACCTAAACAAAGCGAAGGAAAAAGACCTAGATGAAAGTTTTCTAGCAATGTTTGGCTGGGGAATCAAGAGATTGCTGAAAGCAGTTCTTGGGGATGTTGCAATGCCCGTTAACCTTAAAGGAAATCCTTCAGATGTTGAGGCTTTCTTAGGAACCCTCGGCGCAGAAAAAACCTATATTCAGGATTTCAAGAGCATGGGTTTGAACAACCCGCGAACATATAAAAGCAAAAGTGAACTGAAAACGGCAATCGGCAAATTTGAAAGAAAGACTGGAATCAAGTGGCCTTTCAAATGAGGAACAACTAATAGATGGAAATTCTGTTAATAGCACCAATTATCATACTTCTTCTTACTCTACTCGCGCCTGCGTTTGTGAGCGCTGATGACGCTGAAGCTGAAGCCCTGAAGAGAGAAAGAATTAGTAGAAGAAGCAATCAAATCCAACTTGAAGCAGCTAGGGAACTAGTGAAAGTTCTCCGAGAACAGGGAAAAATAGTAGAGGCTCAGCGCGCAGAAGGTGATTTGGCTCTAAGGATTTCCCAAGAGCGCGCAGACTTAGCCCGAGACGAACTTAAAGATATACAGAAGACGCTAGTAGCGAAAAATGAAATATCAGCGCAAGAGAAAAAGGATCTTAAAAACGCAGCCAGAAAGCTCTCCTTAGCCCAGCAACAAACAAAAGAATTAAAAAAACAAATAAATCTTGAAGACAAAGCTGTAGACAACATTGTGGGCGCCCTTGAAGGTATGACAGGGATTTCCGACAAGTGGCAAGATACAATTGTTGGTAGTTTCATTGGGGCAACTACCGGCGCCGAAGGTTATCAAAACACAATGAAGAAGGTTGGCGCCGGAATGGAGAAATCATTCACGGGCGCAAATGTATTGGGTTCAACTTTGACAAAAGTTGCAGAAGCTACATTGGCTGTAGCCGAAGCTCAGGACCAAGCTATTTCATCTTTTGTAAAAACCACAGGCGCCAACGAGGGATATACTCAGACAATTGAAACAACATTTTTGGAAAACAGGCACCTTGGTGTTTCATTTGCTGAAGCCGGCGCCGCAATGGAATCGCTCTATACGAACATGGTTGATTTTACGAATTTATCTGAAACTATGCAAGCCCGGTTAACTGAGAATGTTGCCCTGATGAATGAGTTTGGAATCTCAACTGACGTGTCTGCACAAGCCTTGGATGTGATGACTAAAGTTATGGGGATGTCGGCTTTTCAGGCTGCTAGCCTTTCCGAGGAGTTGATCAATACAGCAGAGAGAATCGGTGTTCCGCCGGCTCGGTTGATGCAAGAACTAACGGCAACTGCACCGATATTGGCAGCCTATGGAGATCAACAGCTTGAAGTATTAGTAAAATTGCAGGGAGCATATAAAGCTACTGGTATAGCGCTAGGTAGTTTGTTAAGCATTACTACTCAGTTTGATACTTTCGAAGGCGCTGCAGAGACAGCCGGTCGCCTAAACTCTCTTTTGGGTGGTCCTTATTTAAATTCAATTGAATTATTAAATGCAAACGAAGAAGAAAGAATTCGTATACTCATACGGGGTAGAGAGGAGACGGGACGAAGTTGGAGTGAAATGGGCAAGTTTCAAAGACAAGCACTAGCAGCTGCTGCTGGAATTAATGATATGTCCGAAGCAGCTAGAATTTTTGGAATGACCACCTCTGAATACGACCGCGTAACATCAGCAGCGGAGGCAAACGCAGCAGCACAGCAAGAGCTGCATGAAAGAACAATAGAAGCTCAGACGGTCTTTGACATGATGACCTCTGCATTTAACAGTTTTGCAATTGCCATAAGACCGATAGTCATAGTGTTAAAGGTCGCACTGGAACAGGTCGCCAAATTTGTAAGCATGATAACGGGATCACCAATTGTGTCAACTTTGACAGCGATTGCTTTGGGAATAACGGCTATCCGCTGGGCTATGATAGCCTTGGCTTCCCCGCCTTCGCCAGTGTTTATGTTTGTTGCAATAACGACAGCAGTCATTACTTTGATATCTGCATTGAATGAACTCGGTTGCTGGCTTTGGGGCTGCTCTCCGGATGGCATTATTCCCGGCTTTGCTTTGGCTGCCGAGAACATGAAAGAATTTACTGCAAGCGCCAAGGCAGCGAAACCAGCACTGAGAGATCTTGGTATGTCTTCGCGAGCCCATGGCTACTCAGACATGTCAAATATGATGAATCAGCTTATAAAGAGTAATGAAGCAACCGCGAAAAGATTGGAACAAATTTCTAAACAAGAGACCGTCCTTATGCTTAATGATAGAGAATTTGGACGTGCAACGAAGAATGTTATTAATAAAGGTATGAGACTGCAGAAAGCAGCTATGTAAAGGAGAGAAAGGGTGGCATATTTTGTAGACGGTTCAACTAGCTATGCAGAAAATCACAATCATATTATTCATTTTATGCACATTCCGACTGGAAAGACGGCTTGGTTTAAAGCCTTTATTACGGACTTTGAAGATACTTACGACAGTGAATGGAATGATGTAAATGTTTATGGTCGGATGGATCCGATCTCAACCTTTCAAGGGACAAGAAGAACAATAAATTTTAGTTTTGATGTTGTTGCAAGTGGTCTCGAAGAAGCAGCGGAAAATTTTGAGCATAGTCGTCGCTTAATTAAAATGCTCTATCCAGTTTATGAACAAGGTCCAACCGTTGGCGCCTTCAACGCGACTTCTTTACAGGCTCCGCCGCTTTTAAAACTTCAATTTTCAAATTTAATTGCCGGCCCAGCTGGGTCCGGACTAGTGGGAAAATTAAGCGGAATAGGTTATAAACCAGATTTTGAAGTAGGCGTTTTCGAGGGGGTGAACCATATTTTCCCCAAGCTGAATCGGTTTAACTGTTCGTACACTGTTTTCCATACAGAAGGGTTGGGTTACGATGAATATGGTCGGGACCGGTCTCCACTTTTTCCATATTATGTTACTACTGGATATGAGCCCCCCACCGTCCAAGAGGCTGTTCAGAATGCCTCAGAAGCAGTGGGTGATGCGATTGCGGATGCCATGCATGCAGCCGCTGCAGCCGGTGCTGAAGAAGCTGGCGCCGATGCTGCATTTCAAACTGGAATAACAGCAGGTCAGTTTGGGCTCGGAGCAGCCGCCCGCGAAACACCCGCATCTACTCAGAATAATGCATCGACAGAAGACGCGCCGGGTCAGGATGGCGCGCCATCCAATGACGGACTGCAGGGCACTGCTAACAACGCAGCTGCCGGTTTCGATATTTTGGACGCCGCCTCAGCTGAATGCGCGAGAATTACCGGGTCGCCCGGGGACCAGAGCTGCGACTGGGTCAACGGTGAGATGGTCTACGCAGCCGGTGCGGGAAGAAACGATGTAACGACGACAGAGGAAGCGGAGGAGCAGGCTCAACGCAATGCTGAGGAGCTTGCACAGGGTACCGGCATATATGCCAACCAAATTCTCTGGGAAGGTATTT